ACCTGAAACTCCTTGAAGCCCAGACCCTCACAGCAGAGGAGGAAGCAGCACTCCAAGTCCTAAACAGAGTGATTGAGGAAGGAGGGTCCCAAGAAGAGAACGACAAAGTAGACCCCGACGTTCCGGAGCAGGGAAACCCACGAAACTTGGCCTCAACGCAGCACACCCCCGCAATCCAAAAGAATACAATCTCCCCAGAGGAGATGAGCCCAGCTCAGCTATTGTCAATTTCTGGTCTCAGCTCTATGTCAATGGACTATGCTGCCATAGAAAGAGAGCAGGCAGCCTGGAAAGCGGCTGAGGAGGAGATCCTACAGCAGCAAAAACCGCAGATCATCTCCCCACCCCCCCCACAGACAGTCATCAAAGCCCAAGAGCTGGCTGCCCAAATAAAACAGAAGGAGCTCATCCCCACTAAGGAACCAATTCTTGAGCTAACTCAACCCGCGTTAATGGAAGACCTGGAGATGGACTTGGAAACACTGCAACACATCACTGAAAAGGAGTCGAGCTCCAGTGCCAGCCAAGAAAAGACCGAGGTTGAGGAACCACAACGGCTATCCCCAGACTGCCCCACCGGTAGACTAGAAGAACCCGTGGTCATCCAAACTGTACTTACCGACGTCCTGAAGGGCAGAAAAGCAGCCTTCCACAGCCGAGGAGGTGAACCCTACTCCTACACTGGGTTCACTCACCAAGCCCAGCCCTGGAACCAAACCCTTGACAAAATAATCCAATCAGCAGGCTTCCAACCAACAGACTTCGACCATTGCCTCATACAGAGATACCAAAACGGATACCATCTAAGGCCTCACTCCGACAATGAACCCTGTTACCCAAAAGCAAACCCTATCCTGACCATCAACACTGAGGGGCAAGCAGAATTCATCATTTCGAGAGGCGAAGTCAAAACCGGCTACAGACTGGGGCCCAACAGCTGGCTTTTGATGCCCTCGGGACTCCAGGAGACCCACAAGCACGAAGTCATAGCCATGAGCGAGGGCAGAACATCCCTGACCTTCCGGTCAACAAAACCCTTAACCCTACCAAAACGCACCACAGAGCCAGACACCAAACAGGAAACTCCGGAACTACCCTGGAAACTTTGGCTTGGAGTACTGAATAGTTTGAACTTCAAAGGGAACCAAAGGATTCTGGACGGCCACGGCCAACTAATCTTTCCCATCAAGGACAACAAATCCTTGCCAAAGTATGAAGGACGCCTCCCAGAGCCACACTTGCTAGAACAGCTCAAAGAGGCCAGCAGGTACCCCTGTCCATACAGAATCGACCACAAACAAGGCCGTGCCTTTGCCTCTGACGTAAAGAACAACCGGACCGGTTCTCTCACCACAAAGCAACCAGACGAATGGAAGGAGGCCTTCACCAGGATGGCGGAATCCCCAGAACAGAGAACTGTGGCCCTCACGGTAATCCATGGTGCAGGAGGATCGGGCAAATCACAACTCCTCCAGAGGTACCTGATGGAGAACCCAGAATGCAAAATCAACACCGTCCTCCCCACCAACGAACTCCGCAATGATTGGCTGAACAAACTCCCAAAGATGCCCCTCACAGCAATCCAAACATTCGAAAGAGCCCTCATCTCCCCCCAAAAACCCGTGGTGATCTTTGATGATTACTCAAAACTACCGGCTGGTTATATAGACGCCTTCCTCTCCTTGCACAAGAACATCGAGTGGGCTATTCTGACGGGGGACCCCAGGCAATCCACTTTCCACGAGAGTAATGAGCAAGCTATGATCAACCACCTCTCCAAATCCACCGAGCACTTCTCCCAGTTCTCCAGGTATTACATCAATGCCACACACAGGAACAAGCAGGACTTAGCTAGATTCCTGGGGGTATACTCAGAGAAAACAGGCTTGACCTCAATCAGCATGTCCTCAAGACCTGAACCTGACTGGCACCTACTAGTTCCCTCCCTCATTAAGAAACGTTCCTACACGGAGATGGGGTATAAGACCTCAACATATGCAGGCTGCCAGGGCATCACAGCT